GCAGGTAGTGGTTTTTTATTTGAATAAAATCCGCATGTATTCAGGTGAAGTGAATGCATGTGCTAAATAGACTCGCGTTGCTTCTGCAATTTCAGGTGAGCAATACACATCACTTTCTTGCACAACCTTCAAACCAATGGCTGTCAACAAAAAGCTAATAAACTCAATCTCAGTCCATCCATTTGATTTCTTTTCTGTTTTCATCCGTGAAAGGATGCTCGCATCGACATTTATCATTTCTGCTACTTGTCTTTGGTTGCTAGCGTTAAGTGCTTGCAATATGAGAGATTCGTTATTGCTAGCGCTTGCAGGCAATTCATTTAATACTTTGCTCATGGTTAAGGTCCTAAGCGATTAATGATCCAAGGTTTTTGCTTTTTGTCGTCTGGGGACGAAGTTCAATCCAAATATCTTGATAGTTATCAGGGAAAAGCTCTTTTCGCGTTGTTAAACCAAGATCTTCAGCAATAACTGCTAGCCTGATTTTTCTATCAAGGGGAATAGCTTTCCATCCACTAACTGATGACGGAGCAATCCCCAGAAGTCTTGCTACCGCTGTGACACCACCTAGCTTGTCTATAAGTTGTGCGTCATTCATAACGTGCTCCTAATTTTTCTTTAATTATTAGGTATTCCTTATATTAAATCAATAGGAATACCTAATTTTATTTATGTTAGGATTTCCTAACATTGTGAGGATAGTTGTATGAACACTCTTGCTGAACGACTTAGATATGCCATGGAAGTATTGCCACCTAAAAAGATCAAAGGTGTCGAACTTGCTCGTGCAGTCGGAGTAAAACCTCCTTCTGTGAGTGATTGGCTATCTGGTAAATCCAAAAAAATGGAAGGAGAAAATTTATTACGTGCTTCAAAATTTTTGAATGTTAATCCTTCATGGCTAGCATCTGGAACAGGAGAGATTCAAACAAGCACTAAGGATAAATTTAAGCAACTTGATATCGAGGAATTTAAAAAGAAATACAATATTAGTGATAGTGATGAAGCTCTTTTATTTTCAACAATTATCGAAAAACCGTTTATCCCATCATCTAAGCGTTGGGTTCCTGTTAAGGCTTACTCCAAGATGGGCATGGATGGCTATTTCACAGATATGGGTTATGAAGGCAATGCTGGAGATGGGTATGTTCCAACTCACTCAGCAGGACCAAGAGCCTATGGCATTAAAGGCACTGGCGACTCAATGTTTCCAGCAATTCGTAATGGCTGGTATGTTGTATGCGACCCTGATGCAGATCTTGTGCCGAATGAGTTTGTTCAGGTGTGCTTGAAGGATGGAAGATGCACAATTAAAGAATTTGTCGGCATTAATGGTGGGGTTTTAAGTTTGCTTTCTGTGAATGGTGGTGAGCGATTTTTCTTTGAAATGGACGAGGTTGAAAGTATTACCGCTATTACAGATATCGTGCCGCCAAGTCAGCACAGACAAGAACATCCATATTCGCATTGATTATAGAAAGCTTTACAAATGAAAGGGAATTCAAGGGATGCAAAAAATTGAAATTAATTCCCGTAATATCAGCCACGTTCTTTATCAACACTTCTTATTAACAGTAGTACTTAGGACAGGTGAAAGGTTTATTTACAGACTTCTTGAAGCAACTACATTCAAAGAGTTCATTGATTCAGAAGATAAAGATAAATTTTATAGAAGTAATATTGAAGCTAATAAAAATTTTAAGCGTATTCAGCTTTTTGTGTAATTGAAACCGCGACCCAACGCGGTACTTTAAAACACCATTAGGGAAATAAACTGTGCTACTAGATAGACACTTACAACTTGAACTCATGAATAAAATGGCTTCAACATACCCATTAGCTTACGACTTCTCATGTGAAATTAAGAATCTAGATGAGTATGAATGCAGTAAGATTTATGCCAATTTATTTTACTTACAGTCTCATGGACTCCTTCACCCAGACAGTATTGATTTAACTATGGGTTTTGGTGGAAATCAAAACCATTTATTCACACTTCATCATCCTCGCCTAACCGAGAAGGGAGCTGATTTTCTAGCTGATGATGGCGGCTTATCTGCAATTCTTGGAGTTGTAACTGTTAAGTTTGAAGCTGTTCAACTGAAAGCTATTCTTGAATCTAAAATTATGGCAGCCGACTTACCGCCTGCTGATAAGCGCAAATTGATTGATGGGCTTCGATCGCTTTCTTCCGAGAGTATAAAACACCTGACAACGAAAATTGTGGATTTGGGTTGGGATAATCTAGGGACACTAATTCGGATAATTCAAAGCAGTATCTACTAGCAATTTTCTTAAATTTTAAATAACCAATAGGTTGTGTGTAGTCACCCACTGGCACATAAAACTCATCACCATCAAATGGAAAATTTTCAAAGTAAATTTGAGTTGAGTTTTGGAAAAGTCTGTTTTCAATAATTACTATATTTTCTAATTTCATAAACTTACCTATCGTGACCCGACACGATCCTTTAAAAACATATCGGGAGGAGTATTTCACGTGAGTAAAATTGTAAATATTAATTCTGAACTAATTAATTTCTATATTGTCTTAAACGATCATGCTCTTGAAATTGATCTTAAAAACAGTGATAGGATCTGCTATACAATGATGGATAGGGATACGATAAATAAATTCATATCATCAACAGACAAAGACCAATTTTATCTTGATAACATTAAGTCAAATAGAAACTTCCGCTCAGAAATTACACTTAAGAAGCACGCTTAGGAGTTGGGTGGTGACCTGCTAGTTTTTCTAACTTTTCAATAGCATCTGAAAAGAACTCGCGTCTCCACTCTAAATCTAATTCACCAGCATATAGCGCTTCTAGCACAATCAGCTTTAGCTCACCTTCTAAAACTATTGGGGATTCATCCCAAATATCCAGACGTGCGCAACAACTATTTCTTTTATTCTTAGCGATCATAACAAACTCCATCCAACCCACCACCACGGTGGGTTTTCTTTTTTAATATATTCAAATTTTCCCTGATATTATGGGATTAAGACTTTGTGCCAACATTGATCTTAAATAACCATTAATATTGGAGAAAACATGAAAACCGAAACCATAGAAGCTCTAGCGTTAGAACTTACTAAAGCAACCATTGCTGATACTGATCCCTCAACCATCAATTTAAAAAGTGCTGATCTTTGGGTTAAAACCTACCAAGAATCTCTGAAAGCGGTAGAAGCGGCTTTAAAAGAACTTGAGCCGAAGTCTAAAGCCACATTAAAACCCATTTCAGGAATGAGATAACCCTGATTACTCACACTCTACTATTCTCAGCTTGCAGTTATTCTTGGTGGCAAAGTCGTCAAGAATAGCTTTCAGAACATATGCATCTCGAAGCGTACACTCTATTTTAAAAGCGGCTACGCAATCACCAAAAAGAATCTTTTCTGCCCGAGCAACTTTTTCCTCTAGTAGATCAATATTGCTCTCCTGAAGCAGTAATTTTTCAACCATCTGCTTGCGCCATTCAAACATTTCTTCGCCTAGACTCATTTCTATCACCTTTGATAGTTGGGTTTTCTTTTGTCTATTAAAACACAAAAATTAGGTATTTCTAATTTTATTAGGAACACCTATTGACTTAATAATTAGGTTTACCTAATATTTATCTCACAGAGAACAAAAAAGCACACCGCCCCTCCCCAGGTCCGATGTGCTTTTGCAAACTGCGAGATCAATTATGAACGTAAAAGTTAACTCATTCAACTCATTTGCATTTGTCAGCATGGCTGCTCTTGCAATCTCTGGTGGTTCTTTAGTTGCTTGCCAATTGCAACCAGCTTTCCAAACAAAAGAAGCACCTACTCTTTTCACCCCTAAAACTCAATCAAGTACTTACGGTGTTTTAACCGCAAAAATCACAGGTAAACATTCTGGCGTTGCTGTAATTAAATTAGATAGCTTCCGTTTAAACGTTAGCTTTGATTTTGAAGCTCATCCAGACAGTTACGGCGTTCCGGGTTCTGAATTCACTGCTGTTGATATTACTCAACTCACTGTAAATGAAATCACTGATATTAACGGTAAGTCATATAACGATTTCACCGAATTTGAAGACATCCGCAACATCAATGACCTTCTAAAAGGCTTCATCGAACGTAACAAGTTGGTGGAGGCTTAAAGATGACTCATTTCAAAAAGCACCCCGACGGCTACAAGTCATTTTTAGGCCGTGATGATAAAGGGCTGTATTCAGTTCGCATTGGCTGGCAAGTGTACGCATCTAATGCTAATGGCTCAGTTCTTTACAAAGTTAAAGACGGAGTTAAGACGCCTTTAAATGTGTTCAGGTTCCAAACTTCTTATCCAAAAGTTTGGAATGAACTCACCCAAGAAATCGATTTTCAGCGCAGAAAGCAGCTCGCTATAAAACTGCGTGAAACAAATATCCCTACTTATGACCGCAAAGCATATAAGCAAAAACGCGGTTTTACAGGCTCAAGATAAGGATAAGAATAATGGCTCTACCGATTATTACTGCTGACCAAACTTTATTGGTTCAAGCAATTATTGTGTACCTATACGCTGATCCGGGTTTAGGTAAATCATCGATGGGCTTTACTGCGGAAAAAGTAATTTCTTTTGACTTTGACCGTGGTGCTCACCGTACTGGTGAATTACGTCGTGGTGCGGTTGTACAGGTTCAACAATGGAGTGATGTTGCAAACCTTACTCCGCAGGACTTAGCACCATATAAAACCGTTGTCATTGATACCGTGGGTGCAATGCTTGAATGCATTAAAACCCACCTGTTACTTACGGCAAATAACCGTCAAAAAGATGGTTCTTTAAAGTTAAAAGCTCAAGGTTTAGCGAACCAAACGTTCAAGCAATACATCAATACTTTGATCAGTTTAGGTAAAGATGTTGTTTTCATTGCACACGCATCAGAAGATCAAAACGGTGATCAAATTATTTACCGACCAGATCTAGGTGGTAAAAACCGTAACGAGCTTTACCGTATCGCAGATGTCATGGGTTATCTAACAACTGTTACTACTGGTGAAGGTAAAAATGCCCGCGTTATTAATTTTAAACCCTCGCCTACACATCATGCGAAAAACTCAGGTGCTTTAGGTGGTGAAACCGGTGAAGTATGGGTACCAGATCTTAAAGCACATCCTACTTTCTTGGCTGACCTGATTACTCAAGCTAAAGGTCACATTAACACCTTAACGCCTGCACAACTTGCAGCAGCTAAAGCCCAAGAAGAGCTAGAAAACTGGAAACAAAGCTGTGAGGAAGCTGAGCATGCAGGTGACCTTAATCAATTAACCGAGTCGCTTGATAAAGAACACATGTATTACCAGAACATGCGCCAAGCAATGTTAATGAGAGCTAAAGCATTGAATTGCACGTTTGATAAGCAACGTGGCACTTGGATTAGTCCACCAGAATTTAACGGTATCTCAGATCAACAAAGAGATGAACTTCAAAACTTCATAGCTGAACGCGGCCTAGACGTGAAAACAGTTTGTGAACACTTCGGCATAGATGCCCTTATCCAAATTGAAGCAGCAAAACTACCAGCAGTTAAACAAGACATTGAAACATTAGCTAAAACGGGGATGACAGCATGAATACTCTACTAACTGCAGCTGAAGCATTTGCAGCTCTTCAAAAAGGTAAAACAGTACTTTGTCGTTATGCTGGTGATGGAACACTTAAAGCTGATAAGTCATTCAGCACCTTAGATCAAATGCCAGCAACGGTATTTGGTCTACCCAATTATGAGTTTTGTATTCAGCTTGAAACTATTGAACTGGCTGGGATTACTTTCACAAAACCATTGACTATTGAAGAATATGAAGAGGGTCAGGAAGTTTTTGTAATCAGTACATATTCGCCTTCTATTTACGTCGTGAATTTTAAAACCACCGCATTAATTGAATCTATTAATAGTGGTTTTGTTCAGCGTGATGCCGAAAACGCCAAGCTTCAATTAAAAGCTTTTTCAAAAGCACTCGGTTTTGAAATCAACAATGAATTAAGTGTTATTCGTCTTGGTGAGGAACCTAAAAAACAGAGAGGCAAAAAATCAAAAGCAGAAAAGCCTATTGAAGTTATTTCTGCAGAAATTCAACCAACAATTGTTATTACCGAACAAACAAATGTCACCACATCTGAGGATCTATTAATTCCAGAAACTAACGAGCCTAAAGTAGATCCTGAATATCAGAAGGCATTAGATGCCCTTCTTCAGCGTGTAAAAGAATCAAAAACACCTGAAGAGGTAAATGCAGTTTATCGCTATACCCGTACTTGGACTGATAAACAAATGGAGCCTTTGCTACAAGCTACCCATAAACGTTTGTCAGAGCTTTCAGATAACAAACCTGCTGAGAGTGATCCGCCTTCGCTAATGGTCCAGATCCAGAACGCACCAGACCTTACAACATTGGATGCACTGGAAATAGACGTAGCTGCTCGTGATCCGCAGATTCAACCGAAGCTCATGGGCTATATAAGAAAACGCCGCTTTGAATTAGAAAAT